TTCGACGCCCCCGTGAAATCCACGGTAGTTGGTGTGGCGTCCCCAGAGCGCATGGACCGCGCGTACCGTGTGCAAGAGCACATGAACTTCGAGATCAAGTACAAGATCAAGGAGTTCAACGACGTTGAAAGCCGGCTGGGGTTTCGGCTGCCCATATCAGGGAGCGTGTTCACCAAGAACGAATACGACCCCCGACAACGGCGCATCGTCCGTCGGCTGGTACAGCCCCAGGACATGATCGTCCCATACGAATTGTCGGAGAGGCTGAACAACGCATCGAGGTTCACAGAGAGGGTGCCGGATGTCCCGATCAACACCATCCGGCAACGCATGGTGTCCGGGGAGTATTCGTACCTGGACGGGTATTTCAACGAGCACCAGGATGACCTCGACGAGAACGACGTAGCCAAAGCGACAAAGCTCGCGGAGGGGCGGTGGTCCGGGCGGACCACGGGAGCGTCCGTGCGCCTCGACAGCGGCGACACCGTGAACCTCTACGACGTTTACGTGTACCTGGACCTTCCAGGGTTCGAGGACGCAGACGGAATCGCGAAACCCTACCGGGTGACGATCTCCGAGGGGGGCGATGACATCCTCGCGGTTTACCGAAACTGGGAGGAGGGGGACGACAGCCATGAAAGGTTGATGTACCACACCCACTACAAGTTCTGGCCCGGCTTCGGATTTTACGGTTTCGGATACCCGCACATCATGCGCGGGCTGTACGAGGCCGCCACCGGGACGCTACAGGGCATCCTCGACGCCACTGCACTGGGCAACCTCCAAGGAGGGTTCAGGTCCAGTAACGTCAAGTTTCCAGGCAGCTACGTGGGCGTCGGGATGGGTGAGTGGCTGGAGGTAGATATTCCGCCGGAAGACCTACAGAAGGCGTTCTTTCCGCTGCCGTACCGCGGCCCGTCCAGTGTGACGTACCAAACACTCCAGGCTCTGGAGTCCATGGCCCAGCGTATCAGCTCGACCACCGACGAGATGATGGGCATGGGCGCGGCGTCCACCCCGGTGGGCACGGCCCAGTCCCGCGTGGAGCAGGGCACCCGAGTGTACAACGCCATCCAGATCGGCATTCACGAAGCGAGGACGGAAGAGTTCCAGATCATCTTCCGGTTGCTCGGGAACCACTTGGATGTGGACGAAGACGGCACCTACCGGTACGACACCTACGGTGAGGGGCAGTACGAGGTCGCCGCTGAAGACTACGATAGGGACGCCGTGGGCGTGTACCCTTCATCTGATCCGAGTATCGGCTCGCAGTCGGAACGGATTTCCAAAGCGACCAGCATGTTCGAGCTGTATCAGAACAACCCCGACATCTACGACGTTCGCAAAGTCCACCAGTACATGGGGGATGAACTGCATATTCCTGGGATGCGTGACTTGATGCGCCCGGAGCAGCAGCCGCAGAGCATGGACCCCGTGGCGGAGAACGCAGCCATGCTGGCCGGCGAGCCCATCCAGGTGTTTCCGCACCAAGACCACATGGCGCACTACACAATTCATGAAGACTGGTGGGCCTCCTTGCCCGAGGCCATGCGCAAAGACAAGACCCTGGAGGCTGTCTACGTGGCGCACCAACGGGAGACGTTGGCGGCGCACTACCGGCAGCAGATCGAAGCGCAGATGGGCGGTCAGATGCCGAGTGGTCAGATGGAGCCTGAGATGGAGAACCAGATCGCCGCGATGGTTGCACGGGCCAGACCCCAGGTCATGTTCCCTGAGTTCGACCCGAAGGCCGCAGACAGACAGAAGGAAGTTGCGTCCAAGACCCTGGACATGCAGCTCAAGAACGCTGCGTTCCAGAGCGAAGAGCGCCGCAAGGACGTGGAGACGGCCAATGCCATCGAACGCGACTGGGTGCAGGCGGAACAGGGACTGAAACGGGACGCCATGGCACAGGCCGCACAGCAAGAGCCACCACAGGATGGGTGATCCATTCCTTGACGGGTGGGAGGCGGTACGACTCCTTCGGAGGTGGCTGGAGGAGAGCGTGAAGCTAGAGGAGGACTCCATCCTCACCGGAAGCCTCTCTGAGTTGGACTACAAAGCTCGAACGAAAAAGCGGGAGGCGTATGTTTCCACCCTGCGAAAACTTGACGAAATAGAAGAGAGAGGTACTGAATGAACGCTGTAGGAAAAATCTACTTCCCTGACCTTCCAGAATCCGTGAAGGCGGTTATCGACCGGATGAAACTCCCGACCTGGATGGTGTTGGTGCAGAGACCGAGCGTTGATAGCAAGACCGAATCCGGGATCATCGTGACCGCCGACACCCAACAGGCCGACGCATCCTTGGCAAAGGTCAGCAAGATCCTGCGCGTCGGCGAGTTTGCATTCAAGGGAGAGTGGTTCACCTCCCGCGGTATGACCGAGGTGCCGTTCAAAGAGGGTGACGTGGCGATGGCGAACTATGTCGACGCCAAGCACCACTTCGAGCTGGTCAACCCCGACAACCAGGACGAGAAGCTGTGGTTCGCGGTGATCGCGGATACTGCGATCCATGTGGCGTTCGACAATATGGAAGCCATGCAGGCCCTGCGCCTGGTCAGCGGCTCCTAAACCCGAGGTGAAGCTATGAGTTTGATGGAAGAGTTTTTCCCGAAAGATGTCGGAGCGGCTCCCCCTGCGGAGCCGGAAACCCCCGCAATAGACGCCGGGGTGGAGGCGCTGCCGGAGTTCGAGTTCGACGATCAGCCGACCGAAGGGGCCCCTAATGGTGACCCGGTTCGAGAATTCCTCGACGCACAGAAGGATGCTCCGGAAGCGGAGAGTCAGGCCCACGGCGAGGCGGAGCCAGAAGACGATCCGGCGCAGCGGATCATAGAACTTGAGAAGCGCCTGAAGAACGCCCGCGCAACCGCCGATCGACGGAAGGAAAGAGAGCAACGGTTGGCCCGACAGCTCGAAGCCGAGCGGTTGGAGAAGCAGCGGCTGGAAGAGTACCGCATGGCCACGGAGCACCGCCAGCAGGAGTGGGCGAGGAGCGAGAGCGAGCGCATCGATGCGGACATCGAGCGAGCCGACGCCATGGCTCAGAAGGCGCTGGAAGATGAACGGTTGTCGGACTACCACAAGTTCAACCGCGAAATCATGCAGCTCCAGGCCAGGAAACTGTCGGCAGGCAACCCTCCTCCTGCGGCGGCCCCGACCACGCAAGCTGCCCCCACCTACCGCCAAGCCGAGCAGCCGGCAGGGTCGAACCCGGCGGACGAGTTCCTCGCCCGCAACCCGGAAGTGAGAAGCGACCCACAGGCCATGCGCAAGGCGCAGTATATGGAGTCCCGCCTGAAGGAACTTGGGTTCTCAACGGCAGACCCGGAGACCTACGACAAGCTCGATGAGATGATGCTCATGCGCAGTGCGGAGGAGGTGGAGGGGTTCCTGGAAGACATCCGCCCCGAGTGGATGCCGGGCAAAGAGAAGCGGCAAGCGGCACCGAAGCCCAAGGGCGAGATCCCGTCGAGTTCACCGTCGCCTGACGGCAGGGCACGTCCCGCCAGGGCAGGCAGGCAGACGCTTCGTATGACCGAAGAGATCAAACAGGCCATGCGGGCGCTCAATATCGACCCGGACGACAAAGTAAACGGCAAGGCGAACCGCGAGCGGTTCCTGAGAGAATATGCCAAAACCATGCAGCGGAGGAAACCCTAATGCCACGAGTGAAACCCGAGAACCCGGCCGCCAAAGACCTCACACCTGACGGCGTTCAGGCACCTGAAAGCACCGCCGCGGTCCCAACTCCCGAAGGTGTGCCCGCTCCGAGTGCCCCAAGCGTAGAGCGCGTCGCTCGCGCCGAGAACCTCGGCATCAACTTGATGGCCTGGACGGATGAACAGCAGGGGATCGACTCCGGCCCGGTTCAGTCGTTCGACAGCATGAAACAGAACCCCGACATACCACCACGGGTGCTGTGGGGGAAACCCGCCAGGCAGGTATGGGTGACTGTTTTCTCTGAAGGAAAAGAAAACTTGAAAACGCTCACAAAATACCTTAGCATAGGGTTTAAACCAAGACCTGCGGAGTCGCTCCCCGCAGATTTTGCCGCAAATCGTCTGCGCTTTCAGGGGATGGACGTTGTGTTTTCAGGCAACTCTGTTCTGTTGGATATGCCCGCGGACGAATACGAGCGCCGCGTCAATGCGCCCCGTCAGAGGAACATCGATTCCGTACTTCCTGGTAACCAGCTGAAGAGCGACACGGAACCGCACGCCATCCCCGGAGTCACGGATCTCAAGCACGACTCCCACACACAAGTTTTACAGCGCAACCGACGCGGGGGCTGATTCGTCAAGTCGAGTCCTCGCGATGAGGCACTCGACAAATGGCAAACACCAACGCACCGTTCGGCCTACGGGTCGCAGGGTCGAGCCGCTCCGATGGCATGGTCCGCAATGTGGACCCCGTAGAGTACAACATCGCGAGCGGCTTGGCTGAAGACATCTATCACGGCGACCCTGTGCTCAAGACAGGCACCGGGCGCAACATCAGTCTGGCCGCCGCGGCCTCCGAAGTGTGCATCGGCACCTTCCAGGGCTGTCAGTATTGGGACGACTCCCAAGGCCGATATGTTCGATCCAAGCACTGGCCCACCGGCAAGACATCCACGAAGCCTATCATTGCCTATGTCCTGGACAATCCGGACAATGTCTTCGAGATCCAGTTCGACTCGCTGGCGGAAGCCGACGTTGGCCTGACCATCGACTGGAACGCGGGCACCCCCGATACGGTGTACAACCGCTCCGGTGCCTATGCCCAAAACTCGACCAAGCACGCAACCACCGGTTCGCTGCGAATCCTCGGTAAAGTCGAGGACGGCCAGAACGCCTACGGCGCGTACTGCAAGGGTCTCGTTACCTTCTTCAAACATGGACTGAACTCCGGCGGAGGCGTATAAGTCATGGCAATGCACTCTGGGAGTTTACCCCGCAATGTTCTCGAAACCGGCCTGAACCATTGGTTCGGCTTGGGCTACGAGGAAGAGAAACAGTTCGTCGGCGATCAGGTATTCGACCGCGGCGACATCACCACCAACCTGCGCCCTGTAGTGGAAGAGGCGCAGATGATCGGCCTTGGTGTGGCCCAGGACTTCAAGGAGCGGACTTCGCACCCCGAAGACCAGTTCAACGAAGGGTGGGTGGCCAGCTATCGGTTCAACAAGGTCGGCCTGAGCTACTCCTACGGTGAGGAGCTGAAGCTCTTCAACCAGTACGATAACCTCGGCAAGTTCGAGAAGCACATCGGTCTGGCCCTCCGTCGTCGTCGTGAACTCGATGCCATGGGTATCCTGCTGAACGGTTTCGACACCAACTATGCAGGGGGCGACGGCAAGCCCCTGTTCGCTCTCGACCACCCCACATGGTCCGCCGGCGACCAAGCCAACATGACCTCCGCTGCGGCTTTGGGCGAAGACCAGTTGGAAGATCTTCTGGTTCTAATCCGCAACCTGGAAGATGACCGGGGGAACCCGACCTTCCACGAGGCCGCCCAGGTGATCCTGCCGCCGCAGTTGGAGTACGACTTCTACCGTATTGTGAAGTCATCTCAGCGTGTGGCGACCGCCGATAACGACACCAACGCCATCGCCGGTCTCGGACGCCTCCAGGGCGATCCGATTATCACCAGCTACCTGAAGTCTGCCCCGACCGCCTACTACATCAAGACCACCTGCCCCGACGGCCTGAAGTATTTCGAGGCCCGCGGAGTGGAGACCTTCATGAAGATGGACGAAGACTCCAAGGTGATGAAGCGCGGTGCGTCCGGCTACTGGGTACACGGGTGGACCGATTGGCGCGGTATCGTGGCTAACGCCGGCTCGTAATGACCCCACTGGAGCTATTCGCCGAGGTCAGGGAAGACCTGCTGGCTGACCACGCAGACGAAGGTTCGATTGCGGGGTATTCCGGGGAGCGACAATTGCGTCGCTTTCTGGAACGTGCTCAAGATCAAGCCTGTCTGCGGTCGGATCGGATGATCTACGACATCAGTACGTCTGAGGTGTGTGAGATCACGCCGGTCGAAGGTCAGATGGCGTATGATTTCCATAATAGTATTTTCGAGATACAGAAGGTCATTTACGACGGCCACGAGCTGTACCATCTGACCAAAGAACGTCTCGATAACGACGACCCCAGGTGGCGGTCGAGGTCAGACTCCCACCCCACGGCGTTTTTCGTCAAGGGGAGGAAGCTGTACCTCTACCCGACGCCGGCCTCGGTCACGGGGAAGACGATCTACCTGGAGGTGTTGCGCAGGCCGTTGACCCGGATCACAAGTTCGGTGAATGACGACCTGCTGGGCACTGAGCTTCTGGAGATCCCAGAGGACTTGCAGCCGTCCTTGAGATGGTACATGGGGATGATGGCGTTCCGGGAGAGGGACGAAGACCTCGGAGAACAGGACCGAATGTCGTTGTGTCAGATGGAGTTCGAGCGAGTCTTTGGCGCACCCAAGACCGCGCAGCAGATGATCCACCGGCTGGAGAGCCCGAAGTATGGGTTCATAGGAAACGTCACGCCGTATCTCGGTGCGGAGACCACCACAACCACGGTCTACGGTCTTGGGTCGTGGCCGTGAGCGCGAGGATGTATGCAATGCCGCACAGAGTATTGGTTTTCACCGATCTGTTGGTCGGGGGCCTGGCCATACTACTGGGCGCGGGAGGTGGACTCGGGGCGTACCTTGCCATT